TTACTGTTAGGTTGCTGTAAGCCAATATCATAAAAATATTTTAAATATTGTTCTGTATATGCAGTGTTATCAGCAATACTTGCAGAAGAAATAATACTTGTAAATTGTTTATTTACATATGTAGTATAATCTGAACTAGTAATTAATCGATTTTGTGATGCAAATAATTTTGGTGCATTTTGTCTGATTTGACTTACAGTTTCTGCATCAATTGGAGTTGTTGATGCATATGCATTTGAAAATTGTAGAGCAAGTGCATCTTGTGCTGTTATAAAATTAGTATCTGCTGAGTATATATTCGCAGCAATTTGTGCAAATTGTGTTGTATTAAATGGTATTAAGTTTCCAGAATTAATAGCATTTGGTCCTATAGTTCCTTTAATTCCAGAGCTCTCTAAATAATATACTGCAACGATATCTCCAGCATTTAATTGTTTACCGTTAATATTATTTCCAAATTTAATCTCATATCTACCAAATTCATTAAGCCTCTTTTCATATGTAGTATAATTAGAATTAGAAAAATATAATGAGTCAACTTCTTGCCATTGTGACCATCGTTTTGTGTAAATATTGTATACATATACATCAATATTATTTGCATCAATAAATGTTCCAGTCGATACTGATCCAGAATCTACTGCAATAGTAAATTGTTCAAATGCTTCACCAATCGCAGAATATAAAGGATATTCTCTAAACATTCCTTGATATAATACAACATTATTAGATACTGAACTTATTTCCTCAGTTGAAGGATTTGTTTTCTGAAAGTTAACATCCGTATTAAATGCATAAGCAATACCATTTGTATTAATATATGAATATCTATATAATGTATAGAAATCTGGTAATATATTGCTTGTTGCAACAAGTTTGAAATTCAATATAGACGTTTGTTTACCTAAAGGCTTGTATCCAATAAGTGATACAATTTTATTCATATTTTCTAATAATTCTGTTTGTGAAAATAAAGATTCACTTGCAGTATTATTGAGGTAAAATAATAGTAAATGATATGCAAACGCGAGTATATCTGTGACACCACTGATGTTACTTCCCTCAAAATCAATATCTGGAAATAATCCGGAGTCTCGTAGTCTATCTGACATTAATTGCTGTAGACTTATTGCATCAAATGTAGCATATGCTCGTACAGGAAGATTGAATTGTGTTAAATTTTGTGTAGCCATAATTAATTGAAAACGTACCCATTACTGTTTAATGATCCATTTAGAGATAGCATCTTAGTAGATAGTGTTGGAATAGTAAATATAATGTTAAATGCGTAACTTTGCAGATCTTGATTTCCTTGTGAATTTATTTGTATAATATTAATTCTAGGTTCATAAGATCTCAAATATGAATATATTCGATTTGTAAATTCTCCATCATTAAATCTATTAAATGGCTCAAACAGAAAATATCGCAAATCTAATCCAAATGCAGGGTCTAGTATTTTTTCCCCTGGAGAAGTTGTCAATAGATTGATCAATGAGTTTTTGATTGCATTTATATCATAATCAATCTCAAGATCCTTATGTTCAGGCTTTTTGTGTAATTGATTATTTGTAGTATATTGTAATACTAGATCCATATGTAGATCTGCATACTGATATGGACTTATAGTCTTTACAGGCAGATTAGGGATTGCGATATTAGCCACATTATTATTTAAGATGAAGACTAAATAATAGTGATGAAATCAAAATTTCTAACCCTTCTTGAATCAATTAACAGCAAGTTCCAACGTGGAGGATTTCTTACTGGAAATTATGTAAAATTTATTGATGGATATAAAGGCAAAAGTTCATATAAAGATCTTAGTCCAGATATGAAAGATATTATTGATGAATTTGATAAAAGTGATTTACATTTACGGATTACAGATATTAAGAACTATATGCCATCTTCTAATGCGGGAACTAATGAAAATCAGAATGGTTGTGTTGTATTAGATATTGCACAAGATACTGGTGGCGGACGTCGAGATCCTAATAGAGTTGTTACAGTTGCATCTGATCTTGTAATTAATGTAGATTATGCTCCAGGATATGCTCCAATCCCGGATAGCCAAGTTAGACCAAACAACGAGATTCTGAAACCTGAGCCATTAAAGTCGGAGGATTCAGAAGAAATTAAACGCTCTAGAATGAGCGATGTTGGTGGTAAATTACAAAAAGGTGATAGGGAGTTATTAAATAAGAATGTTGAAATTCCTGCTGTTATGGCAGATAAAGTTCCAGATCCTGGTGTTGCAAGCTATACTATTCGTTATCTGAAAGAAAAGTAATATTATACTAATTCTGGATTCTCAAAAATATTTCCTATAATTTCTAGTGCTATAGGCTGATTAGAACATAAAATAAATTCGGTTAAAAATGTTGGATTTAATTGAGATTGTGCAACCATCCAAGATCCTCTAACAAATGTAACTACTCCATGAGTATATTGAGGTAGCTCTTCAGTAATAATTTTATTTATAAAATGTTCTGTATCGAGTTTTACTATATCTCCTTCATATATTTCGTTATTATTTTTGTCTAAAAATCCAATATATTGTTGAATTGTTCTTCCTTGGCGACGAATAGATTCTGTTGGATAAACTAAAAATTGATCATCTTCCCAGCAATTATATTTCTCATCCCAAACTCTAAACTTCAGTTCTCGTTGCATAATTTATTCAGTAAATATTTTTTGTAAATTAATAAAACATGCAAAGCTATTAATTTCTGTATCAATAACAAATGAATGTCTATATAAATGCTCTGCAATTATTAACATTGATTCTCGCTTCTTTGCGACATCAATTTCTGCAGTATATAAGAAGTTTAGAAAATTTTTCATTAGAGCATGATAATCATTCTGAAATAATCTCTCATTTGTAATTAGTAATTTTCTAACTTCTACTACATTATTAGATTTTAATATGTTGAATATATTTGTTAAAAATTCTGATGAAGTTTTTGTATCCGTAATATTAAGAATTCCTGATGTACTAGATTGTTGAAGTTCATTAATAGTTTTTCTAAAATCTGGATAGTTCTTTTTAATTAGCGCTACTAATAATGGTTTCTGTTCTTCTGGAAGTGTAATATTTTCAGATCTAAGAATGTGAAAACATCGCTTTGCAAGATCTTGCGGAGTATTATCGAAGCTTAAAGTCTGGCAGCGGCTGCGAAGTGGTTCAATAATTTTATGATTATAATTGCCAGTAATAATGAAGCGAGTAATACTAGCATATTCCTCCATTAGATTGCGGAGAGCACGTTGCCCTTCATTTGAAATTGAATCTCCCTCATCCAAAATAATTGTTTTTATGCCAGCATTAAATGATTTTGTTTGTGCAAAACCTGTAAGTTTTGTACGTATCGTATCAATTCCATTTTCATCACTTGCATTAATATATAGATAATCACAATGAAGTATATCCTTTACAATTATCTTAGATAATGTACTTTTACCACAACCAGCTGAACCAATAAACAATAAATGAGGAATTTCTTGAGATTCTTTATATGCAAGAAGTCGTTGCTTTGTTGCTTCTGGAAGAACAATATCTTCTAGAGTTCGTGGTCTATATTTTTCAGTCCAAAGATTTTGAAAATTATTCATGCATAATAATGAGGCTTCTTCTCACATAGTTCTATTGCTTTTTTGAGGTTATATAATTCTTGCGCAATTAATTCAGCCATCTCATCTTTTGTGAGATCTTTAAATTTCTTTAAGAATTCTCTACGTTCTTTTTGCTCTGCTTTTATTCTACATGCAAAGCAAATCCTATTATGATTACTTACTTCAATAACAGTAGTTTCACATTTACTACATTGAAATTCTAATACAAGTGCCATGAGTTCTATTTTCCTGAACTACCTAGACCACCTTGCCCACGACTAGATTCAATTATTGTATCAGTCCAAGATACTGTAGATCTCCATACTTTCTCTATTTTAAATTGTGCTATTCTATCTCCTTTTGTTACACTGTAATCTTTATCAGAGAAATTATACAATTTGATATTTGCACTTCCTTGGTATGTCTGATCAAATTCTCCTAAATGAGGTTGGATACCAAATTTAAAACCAAGCCCAGATCTAGGGCGAATTACGAAACCATAACCTGGAGTGATATATGCAACACGTACTCCAACATCTACAACTGCAGATCCCTTTGCAGGAATTACTTTGCCTTCTACGCTATAGATATCCCAACAATTATCTTCTTCGTGTGCTTTTGTTGG